AGGGTCGGCAAGTCGGCGTAGGCCGTCGCTACCGCTGTTCTTGCTTGGGCAAAGCTAACTGGTACGCCATGCCCATGCGCAATGCGGACGATATGGTCTATCAGGTCGGCGTATGTTCGCATTAGTCATCCCCCAGCCGATCAACCGTTTCCCGGTTGCCTGACCGTTTTTCCTTGATCTGCTCAAAAAGCTCCCGCCGCTTTTTCTGAGAAATTTTGCCGCCGTATTCACGCTGGACGATTTCCTCTACTTCACGCTCCACAATATCGTCTGCCACTTCATACGGCTTTGGCTGGGACGGTTTAAGTGCGTCCACCTCGACCACGCCTTCGCATTTCCATCCCCTACGCTCAATCAGTTGTTTGATCTCCGATTTGCTGGATACAAACGCCTCTGGATCGCCCGGAAACCGTGCTAGGGCTGGCACGTAGTGCGCCGCCTCCGGGTTTATGCCATACTTTCTGGCAACACCTTGAATCCGTTTAATGTCTTCCGGGTGGTCGTTCCAGTGGTTTGGGCGTGATCGAAACGAATCGGTAATGAAATTGACACACCATTTCGGATTGCGCTTATCGCTGTGTTTGTTTGCCATCAATCGCTCTCCTTAGCCTCTTCGTCGTTCTTCTTGCTCTTGTTGTCTTTCTGATTAACCAATGACTGGACGGCGTGCCACAGTTTGCATTGCACCTTTGCCTCGCCTTCCAGGTCGTCCCGCTGGCAGTATTGCTCAACGGGCATATTGGCTTTTTTAGCTCGATCAGACAGATTCAGCGACGGTTCTTTCTTGCATTTCGACATTATTTCCCTTTCTTTGGCCGGTACTTGTTAAATGTGCGGGCAAGATTACACTGGCGTTTCGTGGTGGCGTCCAGGTTGCCCTGGGAGCAGTATTGCGTAACCGACATGCCAGCACGTTTAGCCTTAGCCCGCAACGCCCCCGGATGTTTGACTGCTTGTTGCATCAACTTTTGGGCCATTAGACTCTCCTTCTACTGTAGGTGTAGTAGGTACGGCTTGTTGAGGTTCCATACGAAACAGAGACAGGTCCAAGTCCATTGCGTTGGACAGTCTTTCCAGTATGCGATTGAACATAGAGAAATCGCCCGTCTTGGCCGCCGCTTGGATTGCCGGGCCAAGCAGGGTTTGGGCAATAAACATCGCCCCTTGTATCTGCTGCTCTTTGTCTTTCCGTCGTCCACTTCCGGACAGAACGGAGAAGTGGAAGTCCATACCGGCCCCAATCGGGTCGTTTGTGTTAATAACGGACGCCCATGTTTGCGTTAGCGGTCCGCCAGGCAGCGGCGGCTGGCCCTCTTCGGCTGATAGCAAAGGTTCACCAAACAGTTGCGCCGTTTGGGTATATGGTATGTAGAGCCTGGTCAGTAGGCCCTCTTTTTGCGCTACGCTGGACATCCACTCTTCCACCTGGTCCGCCATATTCTGCGCACGGCCAGAAGCCGCCCGATAGCGTATCTGTACTTCGGCGGCGCTTCTGGGCTGGGTATCCGGTTGCGACCCGTAAAGCACAGGATCAAGTCCGACCGCCCTGGCAAAATGATCGTTGACCGTAGTTATCAGATTCCACAAGTCCGGCTTAACCGGCGGCATTTCCACAATGTGGTATAGCTCTCTGGCAAAATCCGAAACTGCCGTTGTGCTTACCTTCACAACCTCCACACTGCTGCCGCCCTGCAACGCCCTCTCCAAACTGGCGTCTGTGTGATCCGGAACAATAAACACAAGCCTGGCCGACTTGACTGCCTGAGACATCAAGTAGCCATACAGGTCATCCAAGAATCGCTGGTATGGCAGACCGGCCTGTAACGGGCTTCTCGCCCACGGATCGGAAATATGCGGGTAGAAGTCCAAGACCGACATCGGCCACGGATTGATCATGTCCCCGTAGGTTGCAATCGGCCACTCTACCGCCGCACGCAACCGGTCCGGCGATCCCTGAATCACTTCCGGGTCGAGGTTCAGCGGGTATTCGGCTCCAGGAGCAATGGCAAACCAAACGTGCGGGCCAAGTTCATCTAGCGCCTCTTGAACGTCCCGCAACGGGTCCTCCGGGTCCGCCATGAACGCTCCGCTTCCAATGCGGGAATATACCTCGTAGTATTCGACAATCGGCAAGTCGGTCTTCGGCTCATCTTCCTGCTTCTCAAGCTGCCGTTGGCACATCTGGAGTAGCCGGTTCTCTTCAATGCCCAACTGCCTAGACGCCAACCAGGACGACAGCCGCCTCTTCCTAAAGATAAACCCCGCATCCCGAAGCGTAATTGCGCTCGGGTCGATAAATATGTTGTCAACCGTTTCATAGAATGACGCCGGAATAAGACCATTCGCTGTCGGCTGTAGGCCATGCCACACAATGCCACGGCCCTTAACCAGCGCCTCCATAACCGCCAGTCGGGCCTCTCGCATCAACTTGTACTCATCGGCGCAAAAGTTAAGCCACCACTCCAGCAGAATGGCGGCTGTATCAAGAGACATCCTAACTCTTGCGTCGTATGCGCTAAATGGCACCGGGTAAATGCCAGCAGCGCTACGCATAACTTCTTCAGGGAATTGCGGCCTACGAACGCTTACACGGCGTACAGGAGTCCTGCCAAGCACAAACGGCATGTACAGGTCAACAAACTCCTGAAACTTGTTGATCCGAGGCTTATAATAAGGAGCGTCTTCTTCTCTAATCGCCCCCGGACCGCCAAGCCCCAAAATGTATAGTTCCTTGTAATTCTTGGTTAGATAGTTCCATAGTATTTCCGCCGTGTCGCCAAACTGTGTACGCTTGGCGTCCTTAGCCTCTTCTAGGCGCTGAAGCCATACCGAATTAAGCTGGCGCAGCCATTCACTCATTTATCGCCCTTTAGCTTCTCAATTGCGGTCTCTAGTGCTTTGATCTTCTTCCGCAATTCATCAACGGTACTCTGGAATCGTTCCAGTTCTCTTGTAGATTCTGCAATCTTCCACGGGGAAAACAGCACAGCAAACGTGTGCCGTGGCGTTAGCTTGTTCTTCTCATGGCCGACATTCTTTGCCCGTGGATCATTGCAATTCCAGATGCCGCTTACCCGCACAACTGGCGATCCATCCGGCTGGAAAAACACTGCTTCTACGGAGTCGTTGCCGACACGGGTAATAATGCCTGTGTTGGGTTTCTGGGACGAGTGCGGCGGGTAAACCAACACAATATCGCCCGGCGTAACGCTGCTGTACATCTTGCTGATTTCTTCCATGCTGATTTCAGTCTCAATCATGCCGTACCTTTCAACCTACCAAAATGCCCGGTAGCTTAACTGATCGTGAACGCCTACGATGGTGCTCCAAAAAATGCTTATATACAGCGTTTGATTCTTCTTCTAAGCGCTGAGGCTTGGGCATGAAACCGACACGGGCCGCCACCAGATATTCCAGGGCGTCCACCAAGTCGAATTCACCACGCATCCGTTTCGTCGGGTTGTTTTCGTCTAGCTGGGCGATCTGCATCTGGTGGCACAACTTGGTTGTCTTGCCCTTGAAAAACTTCAAGGCGGGACCCGGCAACGATTCATCAACGGCGGCGTTAAGACAACGCCGAACCTCTTCCCGTCTAGCCTCCGGGTTGTCAACGCCAGGAATGAACCCGCATAGAGGCCCGGACGCCCTTGGACGCATATTGTAGTGCTGGGCGGCGTCCATGTACTGCTTGGCTACGGGGATTCCAGCACCCATACTACGAGTGCGGCCAGCCCGGCTATCAATAATCCACGCCTCAAACTTTTTGGCGTCTGGGCGTTCCGCCAGCGCCGTCGCCCACTGAATGGCGTCTGTGTTCTGGAGTAGTAACTCGTCGTAGATATAGAGGTATTTCCCGTCCGGCGGCACCGCCCCAAACACCGTGGCGCAATTAGCGGTTCCAGGATCAAGGGCAAGGTATCTGGTCCAGTTGTCCGGAATTTCAAACGGTTCCACCCCGTGTACGCCTGGAGCGTCCAGTTGCGGATAAATGCGCCACGCCTCTAATGCAAACTCCCCTTCCAAGCGCACTTGCCGCTCTCGGTCGGGGAGTATAGCTGAAAACCAATCTTTATCCGTCGTCGAAACAAACGGGTTTTCCGAAATATGCAACTGGAATTGTTCTATGTCTGATCCGGGGGCTGCACGTTTACTAATCTCCCAAAGCAGCGGGTTCTGTTTCTGCGGAGTTGCAGACCAGAACCCATAAGCACGCCATTGCTGGTCTATATCCACCAGACCTCGTATGGCCTCCCAGAAAAACTGCACGTTGCTAATCTGCTCGTCAATCCATACTACGTCGTAATGCTCGCCCTGTTTAATCGCCCCAAGGCTGCTAATAAATGCAATCTGCCAGCCTGTTGTAAGTGTTACCAGGTGGGGTATGGCCCTTGCACGTTCACGCCATGAAATATGCTCAATCGTATGCTTCGGAATTAGCGGCGGGGCCTCTACCCATTTATCAATTGAGTCGTTCTTCTTAACGGGAACCCTGAACGCCCCCGGCATACTCAGCTTGCGCCAAAGCATACCCAGGTGGTCAGAGTCCAGCCCAATAATCATAGCGAAGCCGTTCGTCGGGCGATACTTCCCGACCGGATCACGGCCCAATACTGCACGCACCAATTCTACCGCAGCCGCCAACGTCTTGCCGGAACGGTTGCTGCCTAGCAAAAGACGCCACTTGGCCTTCGACCGGTGGAAGTCCTCCACCCCGGCCAGCGGCTGATACAAGTCAACGGCCCAAACGTCCTCGCTCTTCTTCTTGCGGGGCATAATGGGTCCTCAAAATGGGGCTGCCGAGAGGGCAACGCCCCCCCGGCAACCCCTAGGATTCCGGCAGACTAGGCGGT